AATTTAGAGAATTTCTCAGATTACATTTCAAGAGAAAACGAAGTATTAACTGCAACTTTATTTGCAGGAGGTGACGTGGCAAAATTTGCACGTTATATGAGTAATGTTAAGGGAAGCACTGAAGTGCCACATTTTTCAGGTGGTGCTACAATCCAATCAGGTAGCTGTGCAACCCCTTCAGGTGGTAGTACAGGTGAATTGGTCACTTTGACAGTAAAGCCTTTCACAGTATATGAAGAGTTTTGTCAGGATGACTTACAGAATAAATTTCCAAATACAGTACTAGCACCAGGTTCTAATAACGCTGAAACACCTAAAGAATGGGAGGAAGCATTAGTAGATAGTAAATTATCTTCTGTTGCAGAACAATTAGATGAATTATACTGGCAGGGTGATGTATCAGGAGGTGTAAACAACTTATTTAATGGTTTCCTGAAGCAGATAGATGCATCTTCTGATGTAATTGATGGTAATACAGCAGGTATCACAGTTGCTACTGGTATCAATAAAAGCAATGTAATCAGTATAGTAGATGATGTAAGAAGTGCTGCACCTGCAAAAGTAAAGAGAAAGAAAGAATTCTCAATCTTAGTAGGAGATGATGTATTTGACTTATACATCCAAGCACTTAAAGATGCCAACCTATACCACTACACGCCCGAACATGATGAAGGTGTGTTAAGAATAGGTGGTTCTGGTGCAATGCTTAAAAGGCAAATTGGCTTAGAAGGTACTAACAGAATAGTAGCTTCTGTAGGTTCAAACTTCATAGTAGGTTCTGACTTAGAAAATGAGTCTGAAGTAGCTGATATGTGGTATGATAAGACTTCTGATAAGACTTATTTAAGAGTTAAAGCTAAATCAGGTGTAACTATTCAGAATGATAATGAGATAGTAGAATTCACATTAGTATAATAACAAGATAGACAGGGGAGTCAAAGGATTCCCCTTTCAATATAAAATAAAACGACATAACAATGGCATGTATAAATAAATTATCAGGAGATATAAACTTCGACTGTGATGACAAACCTAAAAGAGGTTTAGCAGGGCAGAGGGCTGTAATTATCAACTTTCAAGACATTGATTTTGGGGCTACTACTAAGAGTGGTGCTACCATTTCAAACTTAACTTTAAAAGATGGTACTACAGGTTATAGATTAGAATGGTATAAAGAACTAGCGTCAGCATCTGGTCAATTTAGTCCAAATGAAGAGGATATAGATGGGTTCTCTCACTCTTTTATGGGTAGAATGGCTACAAGTTCACTAAGTAATGCAGAAGCAGCTAAGGAACTAAAAGAAGGAAGATTTGTGGTAGTATATGAATCTAAATACCAAGGTGTAAACCAAGAGGAAGCCTTCAAAGTATTAGGTATTGAAACAGGACTTCAATTATCAGAGATGACTACTAATACTAATGAAAATTCAGGGTCCATCTTGTTTACTCTTAGTACAAAAGAGGGAGAATATGAGGAATATCCTTTCAATATTTTTTCTGAAGCATCTTACAGTACTAGTAAGGACACTGTAGACGCACTGTTCACAGCAGTAGTATAATAACAAATAATGTATAGAGAGATTAAGCAGGTAAACTAGCCCTTTACACTGCTTTTCTATGCACTTAACATAAAAATAATATGGATATAAAACACGTACTAGAATTACCTTTTCACTTAATGACTAAACAGGAAAATCTGAGAAAGTTAGTAGGTGCTTATAAGGAAGAGTTAGGTAGAGAGGTATGTGTTAGCTGTCCTGCATCTTTAAATGAGATGATAATTAACTTAAAAAAACATTATAACATGAGTGATTTTAGAATTAAGAATAATGGGTACTTCAGATTATCAAAAGAATCTAGCAAAACGATAAATAATAACATTATAACCAATGAATTAGCCATCGAATTTTTACAGATAGACACAGACAGAATAAAAGTATTTGAATCTTACCCTGAGAACTGGAAAGAAATGGTAGAAGGTAAAGATGAGGAATTTGAGGATACTACTGAACAGGAGGTAGAAAGAGAGATTCTTAGAGAGATGAAGATGCCTGAATTAAGGGTGAAATATCCCAACATTAAAGCAACTTCTAAACAAGATTTTATAACTGAAATCTTTAAACATAAAGAAGCATAGATATGAAAATGTATTTCAAAGAGATTAAAAACAGCTTGCTAGAAGCTAAGTTAGACCTTAGAAATGAGGTGTATAACTGGGGTAGGGATAATTCCTACCCTTCTACTATGGAATATCTTTTGAATGCTTCAGTCACTGCTAAAAATTGCATAGATAAAGCTTCTAAGGCTATTATGGGTAAAGGAGTCAAAGGCGGTCACATTATAGTAAATAAGAAAGGTCACTCTTTAAATGATGTGATTAGAACACTTGCGAGAGAATATAGGAAACACAACAATGCTTTTTTAAGTGTGAGTTATAATTTAGAGGGAGAAGTATCATCAATTGAAGCTATACCATCTAAAAATGTGCGATTAGGCAAGAAAGATGATAAGGATTATAACGGTAAATATGTGGTATACAATAACTGGGATGGTTCTCAAGGTAAAGTAGACCCAGAAGGCTTCCAAACAGTGGACAGATTTAACCCTAATAAGGAGATAGTACAAGGGCAGATAGAGAATGCAGGTGGTATACATAAGTATAAAGGACAGGTAGTACATATACAGAAGTATATGAATGAGGTATATTCATTACCTGATGGTGACTGCGTAATGCTAGACATGGTTGCTGAAATTAATGCTGCTGAATTTAAGCAAAAAGGTACTTCAGATGGATTCCTGAACACTAAGATAATGGTGGTTAAGCCCTTCAATTCAGATGATGAGAGAAGACAGTTTAAAAATGATTTAGACAGTCTTAGAGGGTCTAAAAATGCCAATAGTGTGATATTATTAGAAGCACCTGATAATTCAAGTGATATTAAGGATAATATGCAATTACAGGACTTGACCAGTTCACATAATGATGAACTATTTAAGTATACAGAAACATCAATAGAGAAGGCAATAGCTAAGGCATTTAATGTACCAATAGCACTTATTAACCCTTCTGATAATGGGTTATTTGGTAGTAGTGGTGAGATGTATAATGTTATCAATGACATCATGTGGGAGGAAGCAGAAGAGGAAAGAAATAAAATAGAAGAGATACTAACTCTGGTGATGAATAACTATAAAGACCCGTTCGTGGGTAGAGTATATATTTTAAGAAGTAAAAAAGATAAAACAGATGAATAATTTAATCACACATACTGAATTCAGTGAGTTGAAGAGTATCAGTAAAAGATATGATGATGATAAAGTAAATAAAAGTATTACCCAAGGTATGACAGATTTAAGGGAAGTATTAGGGGCTTCTTTTTATTTTGATGTAATTTCTAATACAGAAACAGCTGAATATACTACACTATTAGATGGCGGCGAATTTAGTGTAGAGGGGCTTACTTATGTACATGATGGTCTTAAATCACTTGTAGCTGATTATGCTTATGCACGTTATCTCTATGAGGTAAACACTAACCTCACTTCTTTTGGAATGGTGGGTAAGAATAACCAAGATTCCACACCTGTAGACAGGTATATGATTAAAGATTTAGTAGGTCAGACTAATAAAGATGCAGGTAGAAAATGGGAACTAATTAAGGATTATCTAGAAGCTAATATAGAGTTATTCCCAGTATGGGCTAAGTCTAGGAGAACAGTAGATAATAACCCTGCATCATTTAACACTGGGAGATTCACTTTTATGTCAACTGGAAAGAATTAAGATGAATTTTAGAGAGTTATTTCCATACATAATCATAGTAATACTGGCTTATATGTTCATCACGAGACCAGTAGTAGAGAAAAACATAGAAATCCCTGCTAAATCTGAAAATTTTGTAGTGGAGAAACCAGTACCAGAAGTAAAATATGATACAATATACAGGGATTCAGTGGTAGAGAAAATAGTGGTTAAGGAGAATCCCGTGAATCGGGAACTTCTTACAAAATATAAACAGGCTAATGACAGTCTAGCTAAGATGGAGATTTTTGAGGATGCAATAACAGAGAGAAGATATAAAGATGTGTTTGAGGACTCCAATCAGACCATAACAGTCACATCAGATGTAATAGGAAGCCTTCAGAGACAGAAGGTAGACTATAATATACACAGTACTTCAATTAAGAGAAAGGATGCTTCAGAAGGGGTTTATGTAGGTGTAGGGGCTTCATTATCGTCTAAAAAAATTAATCTTCCTTCTTTAGATTTTAATTTAAGTTTCGTAAAAAATAAGAAGATATACACCTTAGGGATGGACTTAAACCAAAATATTAAAATAGGAATAAAGCAAAAGATTTTTTAAAAATATGGAAGTGATAGATTTTATAGTGAATAACTGGCAATTATTGACAGCAGGAGGAACAGCAGTCTTAGCATGGCATAAGGATTTCATAATGCAGAAGCTTCATCTGAGAAAGGGTAAAGCTGAAGCCAAAAGTGCAGAGAAAGAAGTAGATACAGTCTATATCGAGAACTCGGAGAAGTTAGTCAAGTTATATCAAAAGAGTATGGATGACCTTAACAAGAGAAATGATAGGGTTATCAGTGATATAAGGCAAGAACATGAGAGAAGTGTGGATAAAATACATCACAGATATAAAAAGGAAAGAGATAAAGATTTCAAAAAAGATAAAGAAAGAGAGGAATTACTTCAAGATACTATAAAATCTGAACGGTTGCTACATAAAACAGTAGAGACACTAAGAGATGAAGTAAAGAAGCTTACCACAGAGGTTAGAAAGCTTACTACACAACTTAACTATTACAGAAAACATTCAGATGTTAATTTACCCGCAGAACTTGAATAAAAAAGCAATATGATAATAATAGAACACATATCAGATAATGAATATTTTACATTAAATGGGAAGAAATATCCACGTATTTACCAAGCGGTAGCAATGGGTATAACAGATATAGCTATCTATAACGTACATGATATAAAAAATAGGATTCAAAACAATGTTCATTATTCAGAGGTAATGGTGAATAATACACAGTACTCCAAACAGGATGAACTTATAGAAGCACTTATCCCTATCCTTTATACTAAAAATATCATAACAGGTGTAAAGGGAGATACAGGTCCAAAAGGAGATACCCCTGAACATACATGGAGTGGTACATCCTTACAGTTTGAGAACCCTAATGGTTCTAATGGTGATGTTGTAGACTTGAAAGGAGAAAGAGGTCTAAATGGAGAGAAAGGTCAAAAAGGAGACCAAGGTATTCAAGGTGTAAAGGGAGATAAGGGTAATAAAGGAGATACAGGAGATACAGGAGATACAGGAGAAAGAGGTATTCAAGGTATAGAAGGTGATAAAGGAGATAAACCAGAACACTACTGGATAGGTACATCCTTACAGTTTGAGAATCCTGATGGTTCTGGTGGTGATGTTGTAGACCTTAAAGGTGAAAGAGGTTTAGCCCCATTTCATATATGGGAAGGAACTTCATTAAGATGGGAAAATCCTGATGGTTCTACAGGTATAGCAATGGACCTAAAAGGTGATAAAGGTGATAAAGGTGATGATGGTCCAAGAGGCTTTCAAGGACAGAAAGGTGATAAAGGAGATACTGGTGATAAGGGTGATAAGGGTGATGCACCCGCCCACCAATGGAACAATAAATACCTAAGTTTTCAGAACCCTAATGGTTCTTATGGTTTAGCAATGAATTTAGAAGGACCTGAGGGTCCACGTGGATTACAAGGAGATAAAGGTGATAAAGGAGATAAAGGTGACCAAGGAGATAAAGGTATTCAAGGTGAAAATGGTATTCAAGGTGTTCAAGGTGAAATACCTTCCCATAATTGGATAGGTACAGCCTTACAGTTTGAGAACCCTGATGGCGGAACTGGTTTAGCAGTTGAGTTAAAAGGAGAAAGAGGTTTTAAAGGAGATGCAGGTGATATAGGACCTAAAGGAGACACAGGAGACACAGGAGAAAGAGGTCTCAGAGGTACTCAAGGTGTTCAAGGTATAGAGGGTGAGAAAGGTGAAAGAGGATTAGCCCCTTCACATACATGGAGTGGAACTTCATTAAGATGGGAGAACCCTGATGGTTCTGATGGTCTACTAGTAGACTTGAAAGGAGAAAGAGGTTTCAAAGGTGACCAAGGAACTAAAGGAACTAAAGGAGACAAAGGAGACACAGGAGAAAGAGGTCTCAGAGGTCTCAGAGGTGTTCAAGGAGACCAAGGTATAGAGGGTGAGAAAGGAGAAAGAGGATTAGCCCCTTCATATACATGGATAGGTACTTCATTAAGATGGGAAAACCCTGATGGTTCCAATGGCTTAGCAGTAGACCTAAAAGGTGATAAAGGTGATGATGGCACAGTAGTAGATACTTCTAACCTTGTCACTATCA